GTTCACTTTGGTATCTAATGAACCAAAACGCAGCGATAATGACACAGGCTGGAATGCCTAAGTCCATCACCATCTGATATAATGTGCTTACTTCTGGCATAACTTCTGTTGCTTGTGTTGGATAGTTATAGTATTGCTGATCCGCAGGGTTTACGTGATGTCCACTCATGTTGGCTTAGGATACTTATCTTTCACGCTTTTTATCCGCTTTTTCCACCCATCAATATCATGGTAAATCTGGTCAAGCTGTTCTGTAATTGGGTCATACGATTTGGCTCTTGACCTAGCGTAAGCTTGTGCATCAAAATCGTCTTGTTGTTTTTTTAGTTCATCTTCTAAAAACTTCTTAGTGGGTTTATCTTTAGATTTGTCATCAATAACTAAATTTTCATAAACTTTGTTTTTATTATCAGACCACCCAAACCATTGACCACGATGAAGTCTTACTAATACATCTTCTATGTGATCAAATCTTCCATTAATTTCCATCAGGTATCTCCAAGTCTAATAAACGTCATATATGTATGATTTAATACACTGCTACCATTACTGTAAATAGTAGAATCAGACGTATTGACTGAAAATGAAATTTTATCAGTCGATGTATCTGTGCAATCAAAAGTTGTATTTGTATAATTACTATTGTAAGTAGTTGCCGCTTGAGCATTATTTATATGTGAATAAGCATATGATAATACAGTGGCACTCCCACTTATAACTTTGTTTATATATGTTTCAATATATCTTACTTCACCACTAGCCAAATTATGGTTAGAATTAAAAGTTATCAAATATTTGCCTGTCATAGGGAAAGTAAATATTCCTCCTGCGTCTACTGTCATTGCTGAACCAATAGTTGTTTGATTTGCTGTATCAACTCTTTCTAATTTATTTAAATCAACATTAGTTATTGGATTTAGCCCCCCCTGAAAACTTGTTGTCAATCTCCATTGATCTAAAACTTTAACACCAGTAAAACCAGTCGCATTACTCCCTAACGTAATTGTAGGGTTATTTTGATTAACTGTGATCTGACCATCTGATGCTATTGTTAATCCAGTATTACTGCCTGTGTTACTTTTAATAACACCAGCATTAAGCGTATTATTCCCAGAACCATCGGTACTCAAAACAGTGTTCTGGGTTCCTGTTTTATTCTTTATAGTATCTACTTCAATAATTGAAGGCATTGTTGTTACTCTGGTTTAGGATTATCTGCTTTTACTTTGTCAATAGCTTCTTCCCACTTTTTTGTGCTGTTTTTTCTATCCCAATAGATCATGTCTAGTTGTTCTTGTATATGAGGGTAAGCATAGCCTCTATCTCTAGCATATTTAATTTTCGCACGTTCTTCTTTATTCTTTTCAGCTTCTTCTAACCTTGTTTTTTCTTCTTCGTCAGATAATGTAACTAATTCACCATTTACTAATACTTGTGTCATTTGCTCTCCTAAAGTTTGAATCCATAAAGATAAAATTTACCTGCATCTAAATTATTTCCACCATCTTCTAAAAATTTTATGTGATTAACTCTAGCAGAAGTACTCTGTACAATTGACAATCCAATAGTCCAATATCCATACCAAGTTCCGTTTTGGTTTTCTACTGAAGTTGAAGAAAATGAATGACAGTCAACACCAGTTGCGGTATCTGGTGAAAGAATAAAATCTATATATCCTGCTCCACCGCTATCAGCATTATTACCTTCAGCATCATACCATAGTCTATGTCCAGCTTGACCTGCGCTTGTACCTTCAGATGAAACATTTATTCCTTTGTAGTCATACACTGATTCATAATTAATTGTATTTGAGCCATTATCATTTGAAAATACACAATAAAAATCAAAATCATCAACATCACTGCTAGCATCAGTGCTAACTCCTGTGAATATTATTCTATAAGCGTTATATGTTGTAGTTATTAACGTGTTATCAAAAGAAACAGAAGGAACGGCAGATGAAATAGTAGTTGTATTTAAAAGAACTAAACTTGCACCAATAGATGCAGGAACAACAACTGAAGAACCTAAAGTCCCTGCTGTAATTGTCCCAGCATTAGCTATCCCACCATCAAGAGTAAGTGCATTTTGAATATGCCCATCATTTGCAATCTCAATTGCATCCTGCCCTGTGGAAGACTGTAATTTCCCTACTTTTATTATGCTACTCATGATGGTTTACTAGGCCATGTGATGTTATCTGGGTCCGTTTGTTTAGGTACGTCCCTCAATGCTTGTCTATAGGTTTTCATGTCTGCACTTAATGTATTGTCTTTTAACGATAGGTAGTCTGTTTCTGCTAACCTCCGATTGCGATCATTACGGATACTTTTCCATTTTTCTGCGGTTTGATATGCGGTTAATGCATCATCGTCTTTGATGATTGCAGATCCGTCCCACTTTAGGTGGTAGTGTGTTCCTTCTAGGTCTGAAACTATGTGTCCACTTTGGTTAAAACTAATGGTTACATCGTTACCTTCAGAGTCTTTATTTTGATAACTAAGTGGTGCATTTGTTTCTACAATCTCGTAATCTTCACCACTAAAATCGTAAGTCTTAGTTCCGTTTTCGTCTTCGGTAGTTACTGTTTCTAACCAAGTCCAGTATTCAGGTTTTGATAGACCTTTAGCGTATCTTCTGCATTGCCATTCTACTTCATGAATAGCAGTTAGTTTTGAATCTTTGACTGCAATAAACATATTTAATCTGTTTTTCTAATTGTAAATAAATTAGTTCCTTTATCATTATGCCATTTTCCGTATACCTGAATATAATCACCTCTTTTTAAGGTTCTTTGACGAAGAAAATTTGTGCAAGTTTCGTAACCAGTTCCACCATGACCACTTTGAACGAACTTACCATTAATTTTTATTCTAGCAACCCATGAAGCAACATTTGTAAGAGTTTGAGCAATAATATCGTATGTCCCATCAACTAAAATTATGAATCTATCGTATGCAATAGCGATGTTTTTATTGCACATATCCCTCCCAGCTTCGGTTGAATCAGAATTGGTCACTCTTCCTCTATGTTCATCCAATATTACTAAAACGTCTGGATCATAAGCATTATCATTAGTGCTGGTTAGCATTACAGATGGACCCATATAACTCGTATCCCTCGTCAACTCATCCCAAGTTTTCCCATCTGGAGACACAACTAAATTAGTCTGCTCCATGTTTCTGTCACCTCCAACTAGCTCATGAAGGTATGGGGTTTCAAAGGTTTGGTAATGGTGGGAAGTGTGGATTGGGGTGGCAACTTGAAACCCTTTACCAGAAAGATAAGGTGAATATGCTGTGCTATTAACACCCCTAATCTCGAAAGTGTGTAGTCCTAAATCTACTGCATTGTCTGGATACACTATATCTGCATGACTAGCACCTCCAGACGTAGTACCAGCAGATTGAGCCACATCTGAACCATCAATATAAATATCATTCCTAGAACCAGCAGAATGCCCGTTTGCCACAAAAGTTGTTCCAAAAGCAGGAATATTTATTTTATTACTACTAGCATTTGCAGAAGCCGTAGCATTACTTGCTAAATAAAACCCACCGGGAGCCACAGCAACGTCTAAGTTTATTTGACTATTAAAAAATCCAGAAACATCGTCTGCGAAAAAATCACGACTAGTATGTTGAACACGTACACCTTTTGAAATTTCTGCCATTCCAGCAGATGCCGAACTAGGAGTTGCTTGTCTTATAAAATCTGCCATCAGCATATAATCTGCAATCACACACGCATCTTCGGGGATTGGGGGTTTCTTGGGTTGTTTAAGTAATAGTTCAGTATATCCACCAACTCCAGTATTACTAATTGTCCCTAAATCAACTCCATCTACTATATATTTAGAATTAGAACCATCTCTAACAAATTTAACTACATGAGTTCCGTAAGGAAGATTTTGAGCAATATGTTCTACTGGTTTATTTAATTCTTTTTCTGCCTTAATTGAAATACCAGTACCTATAAAAGTTAAATACGAATGATAAGTATTTTGACCTGGATAATGAATTTCTCCATTCCCACTATTTACTTCAGCGTATGCAGTGTTTCCTGAAAGACTGGTTAATCCATCATCCATTACATAAGCAACATCATCATTCGTTGTAGTCAACATTGACCAATCTGCATAATTAGCAGCCCCTGTCCCACCATTAGCACTACCATTACCAAACTCTCGAAAGTGAAAAGCCTTGGATACTTCTGCTTGTGAGTGGTCTATTGCATCATCACTAAAGATTGGTGTTGGTGTGGTGTTAGTCGCACTTGGAGTAGTAACCTCAGTTGTTCCTGCAACACTACCTGCTACGTTCTGTGCATTAGGTGGCATCATGTTTACTGATGTTTTAATTACACCAGAACTATCTACCCATTTTACTACTCTTCCACCATTGTAAGGACGAACATTATTAGTGCTACTTATAGCCCATTTTGCTGAACTTCCAGGTGCGGTATCTAAACCTAAAGATGTAGCAGTATCTACAAAAGCAGAGTGAAGGGATGTGCCATTAACAAACCCATTAAATGGATCGTAATGCGGAGTCCCAGAGACATTAAACTTCTTCCCATAAGAAACTACATCCTGACTAGGGATCTGAATCTTTGATCTATTTGCGGTTGATGTGGTGTCTTGGGCTATTAGTTCGATGCCGTACAGTCTTAAATATTCTCCAGAACCACTTGTTATTTTAAATTTTAATGTGTTAATTGCTGGTGTAGTTCCTAAATCAGTAGAAATAGTAGACCCACCATTAATTAATGAAGCTGGATCAACATATCTGGATGATAATGGAGTAGTTACAGTAGTTCTGCCACCAATAGTTGTATTAGTTTGTGATACTGTGCCATTAACTGAAACTTCTATAGCATCGGCACAATTTGTCATTGTCATAACTAAAAAGTTAATATCATTATAGTAACCAGTTATCTCAAAAAAATTATTCGATGCATCTGGTACTAACTCAATACCATTTCCATAGTTTGTATAAGCGACTGTTTGTTTAGATGCTACATCAACTGAACGTAACCACTCTCTACCATCTACACTATAAACATTACTTCCATGAGTAGCAGTTTCTTGCTCAAGTATTTGTAGACTCTTAAACTTGTGCCGTTGTGACCCAAAATGCCCACCAACTCTAGGATCTTTGATGGGTTTACTGCCCTTGATATCGGTGTAATAGTAAGACCTTCCATCAGATTGAGCAGTACCATAGTTACCAGAGTGTGATGTAGAACCATCAAGTAGTTTCCCAGCTACAGCAGGATACAGAACCCCAGGAATAATGTGTGGTGTCGTTCTACCAGCAACATTGAACTCGCCAGTAGCACTATCAACGTATAGGGTTCCTTCTTGAACTACTGGGTTGGATTCGGGTGTTAAGTGTATTGCCATTTTATATAATCTGTAATTGACCTGAGACTGTTAGGGTTCCAGAAATTGTGATTGGCCCCACGAGACATGCGTTCTCGTTTGCCTTGATTTCAATATCTGAGGAAATGGTAGAAGGGTTTCTTAGGATACCTTGGTTATTCGCTTCGTATCCTGTGAGTCCTGAACTATCGGTTTGTACTGGTGTATAGTTACCAGTATTAATACCTGAACCTTGCCTTTTCATTTATGCATTCTCCAATACTGAAACAATAATATCTGCGGAACCGTCTGATCCTTTTTTAGCTCTTAATTGTTGGGTGCTTACATTAAGAACAATCTTTCCATCTACAAGCTCAACATTAGATCCTGGAGGTACAACTACATTCTTTCCGATGTAAGCTAGTACTGCATGAGGAGTAGATGATGTATCTACTATTGCCACATCCACAGTTGTATTTTGAGTAGCATGAGTATTGGCTATATTAAGACCAATTAGTACATGACCTTTATCAGTTGTTATTGTAGATAAAGAACCTAAAGATGCAGTAGTATTTACACCATCAATTATAGCAGTACTAACTACACCACTTTTAATAATATTTACAAATTTTGACATGATTATCCTAAAGCTATTGCCATCACAATTGCACTTGAATTTGCAGCCTCAGTAGTTGCTAATCCTGCATCTACTGGTGCTTGGTTTTTCCATTTTGAATCTGAACTATGGTAAGATAAAACTTGGTTATCAGCTAAACTTGTAATTGTAGTGTCATCAAGTTCTGATAGTTGGTCTTTTAAATCAACTTGAGCATCAACATAAGTTTTAATTGCTTTAGCTGATGCAAGGGTAGTATCTGTACCAGCAGTACCATTACTAAGATCAGTATCAAGTACTCCAGATTTAAGGTTATCTACCTCAATGTTAGTTACAGTATTACTATCTACATCTATTGTTTTATTAGTAAGAGTATAAGTACCAGTATCTGAGACTAAGTTTTGTCCTTGTCCTGAAGCTACTGCATCAACATATGCTTTACTTGCTCCATCTGTAGAAGCACTAGGGTAACCAAGGTTAATCAATTTGTTATTAGATGCATCAAAGTCTCCCGATGGAGTCTTGGGCATTGCATCTCTAGCAGTATCAATTGCTTCTTGGGCAACACGGAATATCTGGTTATTAGCACCGTCAAGATCTGCTTCTCTAATTACAGATCCAGGTTGAAAGTCTACAGTTTTAGTTGTTCGATTGGATACACGTTGTAGGAGTATCCTTGCATTGTCTGCAATAGATACACTTCCGTTGATTGTTATCTGAGTTTGATTAGTGTTTACCGTGTATTGAGGATACCCTGCGGTAGCACTGGTTGAATCAAGGAGAGTTCCTGCTACGTAGACCTCAAGTATTTCTCCTACTGATGTATCAAATGCAGATTTGTTGATTGTCAGGGTTCTATTGTTACTTGAGCTAGAAAAGGTGTACTCATCGTAACTAAACGGTCCTGTTTGTGCTGGTGTTGGCATGGGTTAAAAGTTCATCAATGGTTGTAAGACAGGTTTAAATCCAGTTTCTCTTTGGGTATTTTTTTGAGCATCTTTTTCCTCATATTTCAAAGCTAATTTTGGATTTTTACTTAAGACTAATTGCCATGCTTGTTTTTTATTCTTATTTAATAGATCAGTTAAATCCCCTCTTACTGCATCCATTAGTACCGCAGGAACATCTTTAGTGGTTTTCATGGTTTTTACCATGTCTGTGAAGAACTTATTCTTCCCAATACTAATACGGTTGAGTCTACCATATTCAGCAGCGAATAAAAATCTTTGTTTGTAACTCAAGGGTATACCTTGGTAACTCTTCCATCGTTTAGGATGTTTCATAGGTACTTTGAGATTATACACTAAGAAATCCGTAGTAGATTCTTGAGTTTTTCTACCGTGCCAAGGAATAGCCATTTGTTTTAATAATCGTTTGTATAATGGTTCTGTTTCCTCGTGTAATCTTGATACATTACCTTCCATATCAAGGATTGCAGTACTTCCTGCCATTGGTTTAATAATTCCTTGAGGATCTGAAGAAAAGATATTTTTAGATACAAAATCTTGAATCATTAGTTCCCCCATTCTTTCCCAAGTTTTCAATTGTCTAATTGTTAACTCTGATTTTTGAGGAATGTAGACTCCTGCTCCTTGGTAAGCAGTTTTTACTTCCTTTTGATCTAGAACTAATTCTTCTGTAGGAACATCCTTAAGAAGTAGTTCATTTTCTTTACTTTTAACTATATTTCTTCTTAAAGACGAAAACCCACTTTGAACAGGGTTTAAGTAGTTTAAGTAATTAGTAGCTACTTTCATTGGATCTTGCCTTGGTCCAGGAAACACTGCTTCTACAGTATTTCTTATGCCTGTCATCATTGATTTGTCCATCAATAATGCTCCAAGTGTAAATGCTAATTGACCATAATTTTCATTATCAAGGACATCCGCAGTTTCAGTATCTCCTTCATTTCTTATTTGGTTTATAGTAGATCCTACATCCATTGCTTCAGCAAGTGCTCCTCCTACGGTTACTAAGGTAATAAAAGGATCACCTCTTCCAATTGGATAAGTAGTAGTATCTCCTGTCTTTTTATTGGTTACATCGATGTAAGGAGGTTGTCTTCTTGAAGAATAAAGAAAGTCTCTATCATTAGTTAATGCTACACCTCCTGTTTTCATTAAAACTTCATGTTCTTCATCGCTAAATATTCCTTTAGATAGTCCAACTCCAAGACTAATTAACATTACTCCTGAAATAGATTGTGCGTATACTTGATCTCTGTACCTAGCATCGTTCATCCATTTTTCTTTATTAAGTCCTCTTCTAAAAGGAATAGCTAAAAAATTCCTTTCGTATCCTACTTTTTTAAATGCATTAAAAAGAGTTTTAAGGAATGGATTATGAGATTGCCAAAAAGATGTTGCTACATTAGAAGCAATGTTTTTCCCTACTGATCTACCTTTATCGTGGTATCTAGATCTCCTTGCTTTATCAACGTATTGCATAACTCCTGGTAGATCCTCTTGAAGTACATCTTTATGAGCAATATCCTGTGCCATTTTATCAATGTCTTCAGGAAGATTTTTAACGATACTTTGGTAAAGCTTTACTCTTTCATATCCAACTGCACCAGACTCTATTGCTTTCTGCATAGCCAATCTATGCATTGCTCTCCTATAAAAAAATACCCTGGAAAACTGATCTCCTCCAAATAACATTCTTCCTGGAACTCCCACTGTAAATCCTGTGGTATCAACCATACCTCTTAACCATTTGTTAAGTCCTGTTCCAGTATCGGGAATTTCAAATCCTGCACTTGAAAATTGTTCTGATAACTCAAATCCTCTGAATCCGTTTCTTTTAAGAAATCTATTTGAAGATCCTCCTTTAGTAGCAAAAGAATTAAGGAGTTCATTAGCACCTTGAGCATTCTGAGGAAGATCAATAACTGCATCTATAGCACCTGAAACTGGTCCTCTATGTCTAAACGCTTCGTCCATTTGAAATATTTCCCAAAACGCTTGCATAGTTCCAAAATCAGCAGCACGTACTTCATCCATTTCCATGCCGTTTTGTTGTCTACCAAATGTTTTAGCTACTTTGTTTAAGCCAGCAGAAATGTAGTCTTCAAAAATACTTAACTTATAAAATGCCATGTTTGAAACTATATTTACTGCATCGTCAGTTACAGAACTAAGCATTCCGTTTATTGCAAAATACTGAAGAGCATCAAAAGTTTTTTTAACTTTACTTCTTCCAACTAATTTTTGAACTCCAGTAGGATTTTTCATACTTGCAATAGCATTAGCTAAATTCATAACTCCTACTGCTTCTTGTCCTGAGTCTGCAAGAATAGCATCTATAGCAGCACCTCTATCGGCCCCTGCTTTTGCCATAATATTGTAGGCTTGTAGAGATCTACCAAAGTCTTTTCCAATTCCTCTGATAACCTGAGACATATTTAAGTACCTTACTGTTTCTTGCATAAATTTAGCTTTAACTACTTTAGGTACTTCAGGAAGTTTTCCTTCGTCAACAAGTCTACCCATATCACTTATTTCAGTAGCTAACTTGTGGTAATTACTTGTCATGTCTACAAGGTAATCCCTGACTACTAAGGTATGTACTGGAAGAGTCCTAGTTGTATTTGAAAATCCCATGATAAATTGATCTATATTAGACCCTTTACCTAAGATTTGTTCTATATGTTCTCTTGCGTGAACAGCAGCAGTTTCTACTTGTTGGTTAGAAAGTACATCGTCTTCCCATTTTCCAAACTTATTTTCATAAGTTGCAGCAGCATCATTAAGGACTTGCTTTAGTTGATCTGAAGAATCTATGTTTTTAAGATTTATTAAAGGAGAGTCTTCAAAATTAACTTGACCAGGTTTGTAATAGTTTTCTAAGTCATTTGGAGTAAACGGTAGTTCTTTTTGCGGTCCTGTGTTTAATGCTAGTTTACCTCCTGTGGTTTTCTTAGTAGCAAATTTATCAGCAGCAAGTTTTTCTCCTATTGTTTTCCATACTTTAGGAATATTTTTTCTTTCTTTACCAGAAGCAGAGTTATACCATTTTCCATCTTCTTTAAGATCATGTTTGACAAAAAACTTTTCAAACTTTTCACTTTTGTACTCAGTAATTTCTTCATCAGTAAAAGGTCTTTTCTTAAGTTTAAGTTTTTCTTCTTTGACTTTTGTTTCTTCATAAATCTTCCTTGAATTTTCTTCTCCAGTTAGAGCATCATCTAAAGTTTCTCTGCTATTATTAAAGACTTCATCCTTATCTTCTTTAAATCGAATAAACGGACTAGGGTTTTCTTCTGGAATATCAAGGTCTTTTCTTTGAGATTCTTCAACTGGAAATAGGTTTTTTAATTTTTCTTTAAATGGACCCTCTAACTCTCCATATTTATTTAAAAGGACTGCAGCTTCTTCAGGATCAGACCTTAGTAATTTTGAGTACCTATCAATAAATTTCCATGAATCAGATCCATACTTAACGATGATCTGTCCTAATGCTTCACCTACTGCACCTTCAAAAAGACCGTTTGCAGCTTGATTAAGAACTCTATGAAACTCGTTGTAATCTTCAGTAGACCTAAGACCCATTACTTCTTGTTCTACTTTAGCTTTTTGCTCTTCGCTTGCCATTGCAACGAGCATATCTGCGATTAGGTTATTAAAAGCAGGGAGTGATCTATTATCCTTTTCTCCTATAAGCGTAGATCCTGCCATAGTATTTACTAAGGATTTAACTCCTGTTACTGCTGTGTCCAAGGATTTAATTGGCTTAAGAAAGAATCCTCCTACTGCATATTCTCCAAATCCAGTACCTACTACTTCTAGAGCATCTCCTGCCATTGTTTTAGGTTCATATCGTGCTCTAAAAAACTCTGGTAATTCCCCAATTAATCCTTTGTTACCAGAGGTATCCTTTGGCATGTCTTCTTTCCTGCCATAGTGCTTAACCCCTGTCATTCTTCCTTGCTCATCTTTTTCTATAACTACTCCAGATGAAGTAAGAAGATTTTCTATAAACCAATTTGCTGGTCTTCTGATACCTTCAACTGTCCCATGAACAATGTTGTCTGGTACTGTTTCTAAAGCAGTTCTGGTTATGTCTATAGTTGAGTTATAAAGATCTTTTATGACATCCCATGAACCTTCTGCGATTAACTCAGGTATTGTATCTTCTTCTTCTGATTTAGCTCTTTCTTGAAAAAGATAAATAGTGTTATCAATATGTTTTAATTTTTCAGGAGTCTTTGCTGTTTCCCTCATCCTCATCCAAACAGGGATAACTTCTTTTGCAGATAAACCGTGTAATTTACTACCCTCTGCAAAAATTCCTTGTTGCGAATCAAACTGTTCAAAGACATTTTCCGCAGGATTTTGACTAGCAAGAGGTTGTACTTTTTCTTCAACTTTTGGAGGTAGTTGATCTGCTACAAACGGAGGTATTGTAGTTTTAGGATTTAATTGAGTTTCTTCAGTCATTATGGTGTTTTTTATCCAGGATAAGCTTCACTATACATTTGCAAATCATCATCTGTAACTTCGCTATTATTTTTTTCGTTAGAAGAAGGTTTTTCTTCTTGAGTATCTGATTGTTGTTTTTCCCCTGAATTTTGAGTATTTTTGTAAATTTCTACTGGAAGTGATATGGATTCTTCGTACAATTTCCAATATATTTGCATCTGTTGATTTGTATTTTCTTTGCTTAATAAATAACTCACCTTTTCATCAACTTCTTTTTTTCTAACACTAGGATTAGTCATAAATCCAATGTTTTCTTCTTCTTTAGGATTTATTTGTATATTAAAAAGCCAATCTTCAAACTCTTGAACAACTGCTACATACGCTACTGGCCTTTGAGCACTTAATCCTGCACCTATTCTTGCATTAATTATTTCTTTACCAAAAAAATCATCAATTGCGTTTCTTCCTGTGGTAATAGGATCATCACCTTCAGGTACTTTAAATAATGGTTTAGAAACTTCTCTTTTTCTTCTTGTTAATATTCTCCAAGATGACTCTGTTAACTTATTATCTGTCCATGCTTTATTAATATTAGTTTCTAATTCATCAAGTTTTATTTGTGGAGTGGTAGCGTTATAACTATCAATCGTCTTACTCAACTCCATGTAAGTTTCAGGATCAGTCTTTGCTTTAGAGTTATCTTTTGTTCTTTGTTTTTCTACTGCATCTATTTTAGATACTAATTTTTGAAAGGTAGATTCTTTAAGTATTCTTTCTGTTATAATGTCTGAATCATCTCCTTTCATATACTCCATTGGTCCTTCTTCTTTTAATGCTTCTCGTAAAGATTGGTAATCATAGTTACCTTTTGCATCTGGAGTATTTAAACCATCTACAACATCAGTAAAAATCTGCATAGCTCTTTTAGCTCGACTAACAGTAGATTCTTTTACACGTTTAATAGCTTGTTCGTTAAGATCTTCGTCTACACCTTTGGTTATTAAAGTGTTTGTAGCAGTAAGAAACCTATTAGCCATATTAAGAAGACTATTTCTGTTCTTTGATTTACCTGGGGCATCCACAGGCAATGTTTTGTATGTTTTTATTTTAGCTTCTAATTGGTTTTTGACTTGATCTAACTCTGCTATTCCCATTATGTCTATAAGATCAACTTTTTCATCGATAAACGTATCTTCTCTAGTAGTAGCATCTTCTAGATCTTTGGATTCCTTAAGAGCTTTTTGGAATGTTTCAACTTGAGTAAGGAGTCTTTCTTTAAATCTGTAATCAAGCTCTTCCGCTGAAATCTTTGTTATTACTTTATGAAGAAGAAGTAGTTGTCCTTCTTTATTAAAGTTTTCAGATACTTCTTCTCTAAGTTGAAAGTATCGATCTTGTTCTTTTTCAAGGTTTACTTTTTCATCATTTAGTTTACGTTGTTCTTTTTCATCTTCTGCTTCGTCAATCCTCTTTTGTACTTCTTCTAATCTTTTTTCTAATAGTTTTGTTTCTTCTTCTCCAACTTTTAATAACCATTTAGACATTTGTTGAGGTGATAATTTCTTACCACTTAACTTTTTCCTAAAACTATCAAGGTACTTAAAATCTTTTAGTTTAGCTTCTGACCAATCTTTAGTTATATCTAAATTGTTTGTGTCATGTTCTTTACTTAAATTGATTTTAGCTTGTGCATCTCTTTGAAGTCTTACTTGTTTCTTTAGATTTGTTTTCTGTTTTTGAGTTAATGTGGAATCTTCATTAATAGTAGTAATAAGATTTTCTAGTTTACCTACTTTTTCTTTATGTTTATCAAGAGTACCAAGGTGACTATCATAGGATTCAAGAGATTTCTTTTCTCTTTCATCGTCAGTTTGAACTTTTTTAAAGCTTGCTATTTTCTTTAATTTACTTCTAATTTTACCTAATGCTCTAATCTTATCGTTTGGTTCTAACCTTGCTAATTCACCTTCTTCATTACTTAAAATCTTTTCAAGATTATCTTGGTTGCTATTTAAGGTTTTTAAATCATCAGTAGCAAAAGATTCGTTTTCTAGAAGTTTACCTTCGATTTCAGCATTTGCTTTCTTAAAGTTTTCTTGTTTTGTTAGTTCTCTTTTTTCTTTTATTTCTTTATATGTGTCACTTACTAGCTTACTTACTTGACCTCTAACTGTCTTTGCATCTTTACCTAGTTGTTTAAGTAAATATTGATTAGATCTTCTTGCCCTATCTCTAGGTGACAGATTAGTTATTGAATGCTGTATTGCTGTAGCTATATCTCCTGACAATAAATCTTCTTGAAGAGTTTCGGCAAACTTAAGTCTTTGTTCTGGATCTTTTATTGTTTTAACTTTAATTATACTTTTGTCTAGTTCATTTATTGCGTAAGAATACCTTTGTTCTTTCTGCTCCTTACGTTTTTTCTCTTCATTTTCTACTCTTAATTTTTCTCTAGCTTCAAAAGGTTCTTTAACTTTTGTTCTAAATGCTGTGTGTACCTTTGCTCTTTCTTTATGATCATGAATTTTAAGTTTAATTTCTTTTAACTGAGCAAGTCCTTCGTCTACTTGAGATTGTGTTTGAGCCATTTCTGGACCCATTTCTAATTTTTCAATTAACTTATATCCTTCTCCTAATGCTTCATGTTGTTCTTCTTCTTGTTGTTTTGTTAATTCAATAGGAGAAGTATTAATTTTATCTTTTGCTTCTATGTATTTATCTTGGAGTTTAGCAAGTAACTCAGCGTTTTCTTTAGAACTAAACTTTTTTATAAAATCGTCAGTTTGTATTTCAAGAGCAACAATATGTAATGCTTCAGCATCCTCTTCTGCTCTTGCTTTAATAATATCTCTTCTTATATCAGTAAAAGTACTTATTGCTATTTTATTTTCTTCTTCAATTTTTTCATCTTTTTCTGCCTGTTCTTCTTTGTCTTCCTTTTCTATTAAACTTGCTTGTCTTCTTTTAAGTTCTTCTCTTAATGTTTTCCATCTAGGATTAGTATCAGTAATACGAGGTTGACCTTCTAATGCTTGGTCAATGAAATCTAGTGAATCCCAAACTGGATCTTCTGATGTAATATTTAATTGTTTACTCCTAGCATCCACAATATCCATAAAAGCATTGTCATAGTCATCCTTGGTGTAGATAGACATTTTACCTTTAGGTTCAAGAATACTTTTTCTTCTTGTGGCATACCCATATATTTTAGAAGTGAACGGAGTAGTTTCTAAGCTTTTATCAATTTGAATTACAAGTTCATTTTGTAAATTCTTTTCGTCTATATCAGCTACTTTTTTTGCAATAGCTTTAAAATAAGGTTTTAGATTTAATTTGTTATTTTTAAAGAGTTCATTAAATTCAGGAGGAATTTGATTTGTAATTCCTATTCTTTCTTGTTTAACCCTAAATGATGCAAATTCTTCAAAAGAAACTTTAGGATTTTTAGGATTTTTTTTGTAATCTAACCAATTTAAATATTCGTTTTCAATAACTTTTGTAGCATTGTTACTGATGCGAGTATTGTGACCATCAATGTTTAACTCGTGCATCCTTAACTTAGCGTTTTTAACTGCTTCAGGATGCATTTTAACTGTCTTAAGAGCATGGAGTACGTTGTCTTTTCCTACTCTTTCAGCAAAAGCGTATCCTTCTATTTTGTAAAGATCGTCTAGTCTCTTTTTTTCCTCTATTTGCCGTTTTCTTTCTTCTAATTCTTGCTCTTGGTCATGCCTAAACTTTGCACCAAATGCTCCTGCAAATTTATTACTCATCTGAGACAGTGCTTTACCGATAGCTTGGGATCGTTGAGCACTAGGATCTTGTTTTACAGTAGGAGAAGATACAGATAGACCTCTGGATAGTGAGGGAGGACTAAGCCTACTTTGAGATATTGATTGTTCAGACATAATTTTTATGTACCAGGATGATGATCCCTACGAGGTTGTTGATACAAAGGAGTACTAGAGGATTTCTTAGTTGTTTTATTACTACTTGGATTTTTATATCTCTTCATACTAAAATAACTTTCCATTCCTCCTAATGCTGTATTTCCTGCACCTAATAGATAAGTCATACTATCTGGACCACTCATAAACTGAGTAGATTCTATTTGTTGAATAGCTTGGAATCTTGCAGTGTTCATATTTTGCTTAATACTTTGTTCTGCAAAATGTTTGTTTTCTTCATTTACTGCTAATTCCTCTTTTATAGCATCATCAGTTCTTAGGAATTGTCCTTTTACTTTTCTAGCAACAAGATCAGAAGATTGTCCTTGTCTATTTTCCGAATTTACTCTTTCTGCAGCTTCAGCATCTAAAGAAGCAATGTGATTTTGTAGTTGTTGTGCGTTTGCAACATCGATATCCCTTTGGTGTGCTCTTTCTAAATTCTGTTTTTCTTGAGCACCTACACCATAGGAAAACAAAAGTTGATCTTTTGTCCTAGCATCTGCTCTTTCTTTTCTTCTGTTGTATTCTTCTGCTTGTTTTTTTTGAGCTTGAGCTTGGTAATATGAACCAACTAAACCTATGCCTACAGAAGTTATTGCTATTGCAGCAGGATTACACATAATTCTTTATAGTCTTATAAATTCCCAAAACGGTCTACCTTCGTATCCGTAGTTTTCTATTAGTCTTGTGAAACTAAAACCAAGATGTCTTAACCATTGTATTGAAGTATCGTTCCTTTTGTCTACGTAATTACACAATAATGGGTACTTACTATTCATATCCATAACCCACTGTTTACACGCTTTGTAAAAGTGTTTCTTGTGTTTACTCTTAAAGTTATCAAAGGCATCACTTCCGAGCATCCAAGGTGATCCTGTGTATGAGTTAATATAGGCAACTCCACACATCCCGATCAAATTTTTTTCCCAAAATATGCTGTAACATACATCAGAACATTCCCTTGATTTAATGAGAGAAGTAAGAGGATCATGACCACTACTTGCCATAACTTCCTGTTTATCAACTTCTTTCATAAATGGAGCTAAATCATGACAGTCCTGCTCCGTACTATTGTCACATAAACCTAAGTAATACTTCATACCCTTTGTGATCTAACGTGTAGCATTCCTTCCCATTCTGCACTTTGAAATGCACAAGGAAGATACTGGTCATTTTCTAGGGATATCTTTACGTTATCTGTGTTACTCATTATTCCCCCTTTAAATGTTCCAGAAAGTAGTGAGTACTTACCTACTGAAGACACGTTTGTAATGTAACCGTTAAAGATCTTTTCTTTTGATGGTCTAGGGGTAATTGTAGTAGTTCCTCCAAGATTGTTGTTAATAGTCTGAGTAAATGGTTCATGGCTTATTTTAAATTTAAAAAATCCTGAATCAGAGTAGATAATATTCATGTTCCTTAGTTGTAGTTTTGCATTCGTAACTGCAACATTATCTTGCCTGAATTGAATCTTTGAAAACTCGTATTTAAACGTAAAAGGTATTCCTGCATACACAGTACTTCCTCCTGCTACCGTGGAGTCTACAAGTGACTGAGCTATAATTTCGGCATCCTTGGTAACAAACTTAATATCCGTAGGCATAGCACCTTGGTACTCAATGTCACTTATGGTATCAACGGAAGTCCCTGACTTGATCTTTACCCTGCGATCCATGAGTACTGGAGTGTCATCATCCATTACTGCAACTGCGGAATCTGTGGATAGATTAATAGACTCTAAGTAGATACCGTCTGTTCTTTTAAAAAGGATATAAAGGGATGACCCAAGGAATGAAGCATCTAGGATCTCTGCATCAAATGTCCAAGTACTCCAACTGGATTGGAGTTTTTCTTGTCCCTGCCAGAAATACCTATAAACGTAGATGTTCTTATTGGATGCAGTGTCATTGGAGAGACACAAAAGCATGTCATCGTTACTAGACGATATGAGCTTTTTGATTTCCCCTGGAATGTACTGAGGAACGTGTGAGGTTATTTCGGTAGCATCATTGACCTCATTGGTAAAATCTACAAAATACTCTCTAACTCCAGAATACTCACCTCGTTTGAAAGAGAAAAAAACGTATTTTCCTGCTGGCACTGGTTTAGATAATGTGTTCGTTTCAAACTGGGTACTGACATCAATTGATACATCTGTGGGAGTAAGTGCTTGTTCAGCAGTAAGCTTGAATTGTTGAAGGTCTGTAAATAGTAAAAGCGATTCATTGAACGGTATAGCGTGTTTAAGAAAAGAAACTTGGTTGTTACTAACGGCAACATCGATGGGGTTGGTATCGGGTACTGTGAGTACTGTAGTAGCAAAGAAATTAAAGTAGTTCCCTGCTTCACTGAAGATCACGTTCTCATCACTTAAGAAACCAAGACGATTCCTATGGAAAAATATATCGGCAATACTAAGACCAAGAAAAGTAGGAGTAGGGTTGCTAATGGAATCACCACATCTACGAGGATTCCA